TTTTCTTAGGAGGTGATGTTTTATTCGGAGTATCATCGTTTGTTGATTGTATATCCGAAGGTGTTTCATTTGGAGTATCCGAATTGTCACTCATTGGTATAGGAATTGGTTTTTTATTAGGAGATGGTGTTTCATCAGAGTCATCATTTGTCAATTCAGGAATTGGTTTTTTAGGTATCTTTTTCTTAGGAGGTGATGTTTTATTCGGAGTATCATCATTTGTCGATTGTATATCAGAAGGTGTTTCAGAAAAAATATCAGATTTTGATTGAGTTTTTTTGTGTCTTTCCCAACCTTGATCACCACCCCACTGTTCCCAAATCATGTCTATTAATTCTGATTTAGTCCTATTAGAAAATTTACTTTTGCTTTTATTCATTTCATTTAAAAAATCTTTTAATTTTGGTACTGTAAACTGATCTTTCAACTGTTGCTTTGAGTATGTGTAAGTTGACATTTATATCTAATAAATATTTAGAAAAATGAAAAGAAAACAAATTTATTTTAAAAATAACTTAAAGGATTTTAGTTTATTGCTTTTAAAATTATTAATCTAATGAATCATTATCAGAATCATTATCAGAATCATTATATTCAGGTAATATGTCTACCATAGACCCATCATTCCCATAATCCGCCCTCAAAATAGGGATTCCATACCGTCGGTTGTATTCTGTTAAGTAATTATCTTCAGGGGTTAAACTATTCTCGTCAGGGGTTAAACTATTCTCGTCAGGGGTTAAACTATCATCGTCAGGGGTTAAACCATCATCGTCAGGGGTTAAACTATCATCGTCAGGGGTTAAACCATCATCGTCAGGGGTTAAACCATCATCGTCAGGGGTTAAACCATCATCTTCAGGTGTTAAAGTAGCCAATAATTCTTGTTCCAACTCAGTATTGTTTACACTTATTAATGTTAACGTTTCAGGTAATATATCTTTCATATATGCGATTATTTGTGTAGGTATTTTGTTACTCGACAAGTCAACTATGTTCAATGTTCTAATACTATCAATAAACGGAATAATTTTTTCTATGCATTCACGATTGATATCGTTATTCGCCAACTTTAGTTTTTTAAGATTCGTTAAATGCCTATAAAAATCCATTGAAAGTAACGGAACATCAATATCACCATAGTCTATCAAATGAAGATTACAGAAACTCACTTTATTATCAGAAAGATCTAGGGTTTCTAGTTTTGATAAGAATTCAGAAGTTAAATAAGGTAACAATTCAAGTATCGATCTAGTAAATGTAAAATTATCAATCGAGCTATTTGATAATTTAAGCTCAGACAGAGGCTTTTGTAGTAAAACATTAGAAAACTCTGTTCCTAGATCACTAAGATCTTCATCTAGATTGAATACATCAACTTGTGACATACTAAAAGAACTAAGTTGTTGTATTCGATTTAGGCAGCTTATTAGGTCAGAACTAACAACATTCATTTTACAAATACTCAGAGAATTGAGTTGAGAATCATCTTGAGACACGAGTTGTTCAATTTTATCAAAAATGTCTGCAGACCAATTTTGCGGCAACAATTCTATATTATGTTGTTCTAAATCAATTTTTAAGGATTCTATGTTACTTATATTATCAAAAATTTCTTGTAACATAACCATATATGAAGTCTGTAAGTCGTTATCACCTAAGTCTTCTTCTTCATCAGATGCACTAGGATCATATTGAAAATCAAACATTATATTCAACGATATTCTTACTCCAGAATTTTTTATAGCTATCAATGCTTCTAAAGGGGGAGATATTTTTACATCTCTTTCAATAGTTGAATAAAAAATATTACAATTTATTGGAAACAAACAATCTTCTGGTAGTTTACCAAGAAGTTGTAAAGCTGAATGGATATGTCCTTCAAGTTTGCCAATATTTTCGTCTGTGTAGATTAAATCAGGTGGTAAACGAAGTAAATATTTTCTATTTTTAATATATTCGTCAGTACTTTGTTTGATTTTTTTGCTTGCTTGTCGAAATAATAAAAGTCTTTGCAAATCTAAATGTTCATAAACATTAAAAAGTATATCGTCAATCAAGTCAGTAAACATAAATTTTTTTTCTGATGATTCGGATTCGTCAAGATTAAAACTACTTAACTTAAATTTTTTTCCTGATGTTCCCATTTTATTATACAAAATAATAAATTTATAAATAATAAATTATTAAATTTATTATTTATAAATAAAATGGGTAGTCTTTCTAGTTGTAATCTAGAAAATGGTTGTGATGCATTATTAAAATATTACAATACATCAATTCTTAATCATCCAGATATGGATCCTGATTTGAAGCGAGCGTGTTATGCAGAAGCAAAAGAGTGTGCTGATACTAATTTTGCACAAAAAGATAAAAGTCTAAAAAGAACTGTCTTGGCTGAGTTAATAGTTAGTCATCAAAATCAGCAAGATTCAACAGCAGACGCTGATACTAAGAAACCATATGCAGATTATATTGCTGGGCCGAGATCACTTACTTTACAATGGAGTCCGTATTATAAGAAATTAATACGGATTGGGTAAAAACGAAGAGTACAAGAACTAAAGGTCTATATTATTATTTTGATCCAAAAAAACAAATAACCCAATTCAATCGACCAGTTGATTATAGTTCTGACGAAGAGGACATGTCAGAGGATGAGGAGGAGGAAGAGGAGGAGGAAAACGAGGACGAGGACGAGGAGGAAGAGGAGGAAGAGGAGAAGGAGGAAAACGAGGACGAGGAGGACGACATGTCTGACGAAGTTGAGAAGAGCATTCAAGAATAATGATAATTTGATTTAAAAGATTGATATATAGAATATAGTTCCTAGGAGTTGTGTAATTATTTTAAACTTTTTTTAAGTTTTGATATGATAACGTTATTCTAATAAATACTTTATCATCAACTCTCATACACAGTGCGAAAGCACGTGTTGGAACATCCAGCAAAAATTTATTAAAAAAAATATTGAAAACATGTATAAATACATTTCTTGGATCAGAAAATGATCTAGATATGTTAATCGTAATACTATCAATTGGTATTACGATTTTATGACTAGCATTTTTTAACGCACTTTTCAAGGCATTTTTTATTAATAGTCTTCTTAGGTGATTTTCTTGGAGACTTCTTTGGAGACTTCCTAGTACACTTACCATATTTTTTCTCTAGCTTGTCCTTATCATCGTGACAAATAAATTTTGTAACATTGGTTCCGCATTCATTACATTTTCCTACTAGAGCTGGGCTTCCATTAACAAATCTTGCATTTTTATATACTTTGACGCAAATGTTACTAGATGGTAACTTTACAGTTTTTCGCTGCTTGACGCAAAAGAATTCTGTTTCAGAAAGTGTCATTTTTTATTATACGCGTGATAAAAAATTTAAAAAATATTTATAATTTCACACCTAAGAATCTCCCGATACTTCCAAGAACTTGACGATTGGGTATCGCTTTTCCGCATTCGTAATCAGCAACAACGCTCGCCTGAATGTTTAGGCCTATAGCAAGCTCTTTTCGTGTCAGACCCTTTGCCTGCCTAGCTTGCTGTATAGCCATAGCAGTAGAATTATCTATTTTTTTAGGTGGTAGCGGATCTTCACTATCTAATACACGAAATTCTTTTGTGCCAGCAGGATTTTGTTTCTGTGAGATCCTTGTTTCCGGCTTCTTAAAAGTTATCTTTTCCCAATCCTGATGATTCATAAGTAAATTTCTTTATTTTAAAAAATCTATTCTTTAAGACTAAATCTAGTTTCTTACACTAGAACATTGAATACTACAATACGATCCGTTTTACCATTAATAATACTATTTTCAAGACTCACTACAAAAGACCAATCAGAGTATGTAATAAATGGTGATGTTTTTGTATCATCACCAACTCCGTTAATCCTAAAAAGAATATATTTAATGGCCGTAGGAGCAACATCTGCTGTGATACCTAAAACAGTTTCTGCTATTGGCGACATAGCATCTATTCCGGTTCTAATTACTCTAATAAGACGCGATGGTGTTGTACTGCTAAGTTTGAACATCGAAATCAACTGTTCAACTGTTCTTGGTGTATTCTCGGCACCAAATAACATTCTGAAAATATCGACGCTTATGCCTTGACCTTTAGTATAATCAACAATTGCAACTCCGGACTTTGCCATAGATAAAGTTTGATCGGCTGATATTTGCACTATGTTGGAAATATCAGCCGTTTTGAAATTAATAATTAAATCGATATTTATAGGGGTAGGAATAGGTACTCTACCTTCTGCTGTGTTGACTGATTTATCAACTGTTACATTAGAAATACTTAGATTAGACGAAGACATTTTTTATTATACTCAATATTTTTGTATTTTATAAAATACAAAAATTAATTTACGCAACCATTACGGCATCTATTTGTTTGTGACAAACATAGTCAGATAATACAAAATCTTTTGGTGTTAGACGTTCTACATCTTCCAAAGTCTGAATATTAGGTAATTCCAATTTTGGAAAAAAATACGGAATTCTTGATATTTGTGTTTTAACTTGTTCTACATGATTAGAATATACGTGAGTGTCTCCCATTGTCATATAAAAAAATCTAGGAATTTTACTAGTTAGTTTTGCTATTATCATAAGCAAAAGTGAAGAAGACGCGATGTTAAAAGGGATACCAAGAAAAGCATCTTGTGATCTATTATAACAAAACATATCTAGAAAATCTTCTTCTACATAGAATTGAATAGTTATAGAATGACATGGGTATAAAACTCCCATACTAGATTGAGATGGATTATACGATGTCATCAGAATTCTACGAGAATAAGGATCGTTCTTAATTAAGTTTACAACATCTGCTAATTGATCAAAACCTCCTTCTACACTAAGAGGTCTTCCAAAATCATCCAGCTTGTAAGGTGCGTTAAAAAATCGCCATTGATATCCGTACATTGGTCCCATTACACCCTTTGAGTAAGGCAGACCTCTGGTCATAATAAATTCTTCACTTGTATTTCCTTCCCAGATACGCACATTCTTTTCTGATAGTTTTGAAGAATCTGTATCTCCACGAATGAAGAATAAAAATTCTTCAATAACACCTCGAAGGAACATTTTCTTTGTTGTGAGAAGAGGAAAACCTTTTCGTAAATCAAAGGTCATGTCATTCTTGAAAATAGAAATAGTTTCTCCGTTACGGCCAAGACGTTTCATACCACTTTTCATAATTTTTTCAAGAAGATCTAGATATTGTTGTTCTCCATATTTAGTAGGCTCAAGTACATAATGTGTAAACTCTGCAAACTCTGTTTTTTCAACTATAATAAAATTCTTTAGTAATTTTAAACAAAAATACACATCACATTCGTGATCCCCTTTTATTACTGACAAATGAACTTTTTTGACAAAAAAATGTTTTTCAAACACAGTTCTGTATATTTCACCACCTCCGGCAATCATAACATCGTCTTCAACCGTGTTCAACCAATCAGAACCTACTACAAGTACTTTGTTATTCCATGCAGAAGTATTCAGGGAGTTGGGATTTCGACTAATACAGACAACTTTTCTATTTGGTAGATTAGGTAGATGAATTCCGGTATTTTTACCAACAACAATCGTTTTTTCCATAGTTTTTTTCTTGAAAAGAGCTAGGTCTTCTTTGCAATTCCAAGGCAACCGATTTTTGTAACCAATACCTCCCTTTTCATTCATTGCCATAATTACTTGCACCATTTTTGTTTTAGATTTTTTCGTTTTAATAAACAAAATTCAAATTCAAATTTTCGAATTGTCTTCAATTGCAAAGCAAATAATTTTTTCATTGATAGAGTCTATAAGTTTAAGATTATCTTTTACTCTTCGAAGATCCCAGCTACATACAAATAAAGAAGTTGTAGAATCTTCAGACATTTGAAAGTGCCAATCAGTACTTCGTCCTAATTCATCCGGTGGAAGTGTTATTCCGCTATCAGTGTACTTTAACCAATCAAGTTCGACTTCAAGAAATAAAGAGTTTCCGACAATAGTCCAAGTAATTTTTTTATTAGGAAATTTATACTCCTTATCATTTTTTAACTCTTTTGGAGTCATTTTTCATATTTGGAAAAGTGTGTTTTAGACTATGTTAAAAAAGTATCTGTATCAACATATAAGTCCGTAGGAGAGCAACTCTCTAAGTCCGAATCAGATTCAGTAGGAGTGCTTGGTTTTCTCTCTTGATACAAAACACCATGTAACCATTTAGTTTCTAATACGTTAACAGTTTCGGTAGCAATTCTAATTGCACATTCAACTATTTCGGTTGGTAAATGAGAAAATTCTGTACGAAAATCACGGCTAATATAGTCTGTTTTTATTGTACTAGATACCAAGTCTTGAATTATTTGCGGTATAATGGCTGAAAGATTCTCTTGTATTTCCTCGATTATATTTTTCTGGATTCTATCGCGAGATTCACCAATTATCATTTCTTGATAAAATGGTGGTGCCTTTTCAATAGAATATGCAATTTGTTTATAACAAAGTTCGTTAAGGCTTTCTGGAATAGGCATTTTATTTATTGTTAACAAATAAAGTAATTTTGTACTCATTAATTTTATAATTCAAAAGAGACGAATAAAAATTACGTGATGATTATTTATTTTATCTATAATAAAATGATTAGTATTTGGAAAAAACGATTAAGTAAATCGGGAAAACCTTACTATAAAAATACGTTGACAAATGAATCAAAATGGAAAGTACCTAATAAAAACGGAATTTTGAGAGAATTTGAAGAATCTAATAATACATTTATAATATATATTCCAGATGTATATTTAAATGTAAAGAAAAAAAATTCAGAATCATTAGAATTTTCACCAACAAAAATAAATATAGATAGAAAATATATACATGGTGATCAAACAGATGGTGATTGTATTAAAGAATTGATTGAAGGTGCGTATGATATTTATTCATCAATATTAAGATTGCCATATGAAACTACTATTATATGTGGTGGTCAATCACCTGCTTATTATTGTTTAGCTATGATGAATTTTTCTGTTTATAATGATCAAAAATCTAATATTATAATATTACCTCATAGTAAAGCAAGTCAGCAAACTACATACGATAAGGTATATATGGAAAATATGAAATATTGTGATAGATTAAAGGAAAAAGGAATAGAATTAAAAAATAATATAATTATAATCGATAGTATTCATTCGGGTGTTGGTATTTTAGCTCTTGAATCAGCTCTTAAACATTGTTATCCGCATATTAAGGTTTCAAAATATTCTATTAATGATGATCATCATATGACTGATGTTCGTAAATATAATTTTAGATGCCAAGCTATATTTTCAGATTATTTTCCTAGGATAGTTAATAGTTATCCTGCTCAAAATTTTGATGATTCAACGAATTTTATTACTAATTTTATAAATTTAGACAATCCAATTGCTGAAATGATTGTTGATATAGCAAGGAATTATCCATATATTAAGGTTGAAGATACTGAATGGTATCAATTAAATAACATAATAACACCCGAGATAGAAGCTGCAAGAATTAAATATAAAATACAACAAGAAAAACTAAAACAATATCAATTAGAAAAAGAAGACAGTATTAGAGTAGCAAAAGAAACGGCCCTTGCATCTTCAAAAACATTTGAACCAATTAAAATAATAAATAGGTATGGTTCGTATGTATATCAATGTCCTATTTGTAACAACCAATATGACACCAAGTTAGTTCTTCAAGATAAGTGGGAGTGTCAACATGCGTGGAATTGCCCAAATCAATATAGAGAGAATATACGTCCACTCGACTTTCAAAAAGATATTTTATCTGTTGCACCAGAGCCAATGATGCATTCATTGTTGGCGCAAACGATACAAGGATGGGGACCGACTGCACCAACGACGGGAGAATGGAATCGGCGGCCCCAACAATGGGGGGATTTATCAATGGGTTGAAATATTTAACAAATTATTCTGATTTTCTTCAAGATAACTTGAAGAAATATTAAAATGACTTATGAAAAGCTCCTAGTTTGTAGAATGAACAATATTTTTTGAAAAAGTTCTAATCGAAACGAATAAAGAATAAAGAATAAAAATTTTTCAAGTGGATATAAAAATTACGTGATGATTATTTATTTTATATATAATAAAATGATTAGTATTTGGAAAAAAATGAAATCAAGAAAATCAGGAAAACCTTACTATAAAAATATATTAACAAATGAATCCAAATGGAATGTGCCTAATAAAAACGGAATTTTGAGAGAAGTTAAAGAATCCAATAATACATTTATAATATATATTCCAAATGTAAACGAATATAATTTAGATTATTCATTAGAATATGCGCCAAAAATAGATCCTAGTATGGTAGTTCCGGAGACGAGCAGTTCAAACACTAGTCAAGTCCAAGTTGCAGAACATGTATGCGGGTTTATTGTTTTTTTTGATAGAATGTTGGAAAGTGGGTATTATCATCGTATGGAAAAAATACCTTACTTGAATATCAAGATAGACCATGTTCTAGCACGTTCAGATGAAGATGATGAAAATTACTTTACAAAGGTTCCGACTCTTGAACATCTTCATAGGTTGTGGCAATCAAGTGATAATTACGTGAGATTGCTAAAAAATGAGTTGTCTCGAGGTGGTTTTTTATGTAAGTTACACCGAGACAAGTTTAGCAGGTGTGGTATAGAACGTACTCTTTTTATTACAGAAAAAGCTGATGCTGGCGCAAGTGCTTTATTAATACAGAGTAATTGGAAAAAGGAAAACATAGTTATTGACATCGATGGTATAATTTCAGGAAATATCCATCCACGTTCTCGCGTGTTAGGAGAGTTTTTTACGGATCCTGAAAAGATACGACATACTTTTTTCAACGACTACGAAGGTTTGATAGATATTGAGTCAATAGAGTTTAATAAGACAATCGTTAATTCTGTGTCTGTGATTAGTACACTGATATTGTACTCAGCTGAGACTGCAATAAGAGAAATCGAAAGATCTCTTCGTAATAGTAAAAACCCCTTTATTGACTCAATACATATGTACTATCAAAACAATTGCAATAGACTAGGAGGCCCACATAGTAATGGTATATATAGTAACGTTGAATATCACATATTAGATTTTCAAGAATTGTCTACAGATGAATTATGTAGCTCTGATGATGGAGGCATTCTTTTGTGTTGGATTGTTCTTGCTTTCCTAAGTGATGCTATAACTTACAAAGAATATCTACAATTGAAAAATGATATCGAAAAAGACAGTATTCTTCTTACTAAACATGAACTTGATATAAAATACATAATGATCGTACTAAAAAAGGTTCTTCCAAACGGAAACCAACATTATAGACAAGAGCTGGCTAAAGCCAAGTGTATTTTACAAAGAAAATTTGTGCACACTGACCTACAATTACCTTTTATAGAAAAATGAGAACATAAATTATTTTACCAAAGCAAGCGTGTATTCATATACTTTTAGTATATGAAATAGAAAAGTTTTTTTCAAATATTATTGAATAAGTTGATATTCCTGTGCACAACTTTGATGTGCATTGATTGCTTTTTCAAGATCATTACTACTAATTTTTATATCTTTTACTAATTCATCATATTTTTCCTTATAAACGTTAAATGCAATATTACCAAGTATCAATTCAGTATCTAATAGTTTTATACTAATCTCAATATTCATATGTTTTTCTCCAAGTCTAAATCTTTCATTCTTTGCCAATATGCGAAAATTATGCATATCATGAGCAATTACCCATAATAATTGATTATATTCATTATTTTTTGATGGAAAATAATCAAATAAGTCCAAGTCTGTCATTACTATAATTATCTTTGATTTTATTTAAATAAAATCAATTTCACAAAATCAATTTCATAAAGTCTTACAATTCATTCTCTAATGTTAGTAAAAAGTAATCATTCCGTCATAATTATTATATAGAGGCACTGTAATTCCGTCTTTCGTCGCTGATAGTGTTTTTTGAGATAATATACCACTGCTCTTTCCGATATTTTCTGAGACTTTAGTGAATGTAATATCTTTTATCTGAACACTTTTCTTGTCACGAAGATCGTTATTTAACAGAAAATTTATTGCGTCTTCATTTGTTTTCTCTTTTGAATGAGTGATCAATAAGAGGAGCGCTGAGTTTTTTAAGAGACTTTCTGAATTGACTTGTCTTTTTTGTTCAAGTTTTTCACCTTCTGTTTGAATAAATGCATTCATAGTTTTTTGTTCCAACCTATTTTGCATTTGAGCACTCGGATTCAAAGCACTTAAAGCTTTATCGCATACTTCGTGTAACTCAAAGGAAATCCCGTTATCACTCGCTAGGTAAAAAAGTGTAACGCACTTCCAGAATTTTAAAGCATCAAGTTCAGTACCAAAAAGTACATTTGCTTTAATTCCTTTATTTAGTTGCTTCAGAGCAATATTAGTAATTTCAATCAAGCGGTTCCTCAATACATCGTTTGCGATATAAGCTTTAACATCATCTAAATCTTTCAAGATAAGATCAGGCCTAGAATCTTTTCCGACTGGAAGAAAACTTGGAAATACATACCAAATCCATTGTTCTTTCTTCTTTCCACTACTAATTTCATCTTTGGCTTGTTCCCATGTCGGAAAACTTTTGAATTTGCCATTTTGATAATCCAAATGTAACTGCAGTCTAGGCGTAATGATTTGCTTAAGCGTCTTTTGTTTACGTATTTTTTCTTCTACTTTAATTTTAGCATCTGTGTATTTTTTTTGTATATCTTTATTTCTATCTTTTTGTTGTTTCGTCATAAGAGGATTCAAATATGTATTATAATTGTTTTCTTGTACTATCTCAAGATATTCCCATGTAAGAGGTATTCCATAACGTTCAGATAAAATATTATCTGGATATTCTTGTTTATCTCCTTGTTCAGTTCTTTTTACAGCGTAACCAAAATCAATTAATACAACTTGACCGTCTTTGTTACACATAAAATTATCATTATGTATATCTACTTGTAAATAACCCTCTTTTCTTATAATATCTAATTTCATACCTACTGCTATCCACATAGAATTCTTATTATGAAATTTAATACAAGAATATAATTTTTCCATCACAAAATATCCAAATTTGTCACATGTCCATGCTGCAAAAACTTTTGGAACAGCTTTTGTATGCTTTAAAGATAATAATGCCTCTATCTCTGTATAATATTCTTTATTTTGATTTTGTATTTTAATAACATATTCACAGTCATCTGTATTTTTGCATGCTATATAAACGCTCCCTGCTTTTCCAGAACCTAACAATTTATCTTTTTTCCATATTTTATTTTGAGTACAATCTTCTACGATAGATAGAAAATTTGTAGGAATACCTACACCAACCGGTTTTATACTTAAATCATCTGGTATTATCCATCGAACCTCACCTGTTTTAGTATTTTTATAATAAATACTATTACATTCTGAACTTCTCATTTCCTTCCAACCTTCCGGAACTTCATTTCCATCTTCTTTAGTAGGCATTTCCCACCGAGTAATCTTCTTTTTAAAATTAGAGTAAAAAGGAATATTTTGTGACTCGCTTAAATGCTTTTCCCAACCTGCTGGTAAAAAAGTTGGAATACCCCATTGAGAAATATTTGATTCAAGGTTTATATAATAAACTCTCTTGTCTTTGCGTGTAATTGAGTTTTTTTTATTCCAACATGAGGTCATTTATTATATAACAAAAAATTAATTACTAAATAAAATTGATTTTTTGAATCAATTTTGTATGAAATATTCAGATCAAAAACATGTCAAGTTCTAACAGATTCTCAGTTCTCTTCAAGGAACAATGTGATAACGACCACCCATCTCTGGACAAGCACGACTCAACGCTCGGTCTTGAGCTCAAGTCGGAGCTCGATTCGGAGAAGAATATTTCTGCAAAGAAGACCCCAACCAAGATTATGTTGGGGCACCGAAGTTATGAAGACGAGCTTTGTGAAAAAGATGCATATTACGACAACCAAAGAAGTAGCGCGTACAAGATTCTTGCGGACAAAGAAAAACTTGCCATCTCTTTGGCCAAGTCCAAAATGTGCTCCAGCGTTGACAAAAACGAACAATGTCATCACGGCGAGAATTGTCGTTTTGCTCACTCGCTTGACGAACTCAAGATCTCAGACTGCTTTTTTGAGCAGAGGTGTCGTTTTGTACGAATGTCAAACGGAAAGTTGATCAACAACGGAGAAAAGGTTTGTTCTCACAAACACCCACACGAAACAAAACAGACGTTTATGAGTCGTACAGGTCTTGATCGTTACAAGTGTGTTCAACAGTCGGTTGAACGGAAGACTCAAGCGACGGTTGCCCAAGTTGATCAACCGTTTTGTCAGCAACCGCATAATCCATTGGCTTTTTGGCAACCTCCCTCTCAAGTCAGTGTTTGGCATTCATCACCTGCTATTACACAACCGACGGTTGATCAACAACTTTCTTCACAACTCAGTTTTTGGCATCCACCGCCTCCTCCGCCTCTTCCACAACCGATCATTCATCAACCGATCATTCATCAAACAAACACAGTACTAGAGAAGATGAACGACGAGACTACATCAGATCAAATTTTGGTCATCCGAGTTCCAAAGGAGCTTGCAAATCAAGCGCTTGAAATCGCAATGAAAAGCGGCAAGACTCGGATTCAAATTGAGGTTATCGACTAACAACAAAGTATGTAATTAAATATTAAATTTAACCAAATTGTATTCAGTTTATTAATTTTGCTGTGCACAGGTATAACAAGTTCGAAAACAACACCAACAAGGTGTTGTTTTTCAATAAATACTTTCAGACTTAACACTTTTATAATAAATTTATTATATAAAAATAATCACATCATCGCTCTTACATTAGATATCCACTCTATTTTTTCTTCTAAACTTAAGTTATTCCACAATTGCGATAATTGATCACGAGTAACATTACCTGAGTTATTATAACTACAAAAAAGACTATATGCTGATCCTTCTAAATCTAAAGAGTTAAGATACAAAGTGTGTAAGTCAAAAACTTCTTCTAAAGTATCAGTAATAATATCACACAATTCTATTTCGGTATCTTTATATTTTGTATGTGTTATAACAATATTTTTTAAATATTCTATATAATGTGAATGAAATGTTTTTCGGTTTGTATCGTCAACATCATCCATAAAAATGTTATATAATTTTTTTACAATATTAATAAATTTGATTATTTCTATTTTTTTTTCTGATTTAAGGAGGTTTTCTATTTTTTTATCATCATCGGTACTACGTCTGTAAATCTTTCCAAGATTTAATCTTTCCATTGAAGATATTAAACTTACAAATTCACCTATTAAATGTATTTCTTTATCTTGTTTTTGTGTTTTTAAGATTTCTTCTCGTGTTATGTTGTCAAGTCGTTCTATTATAATATTTAAAGCTTCCCTAATAGATATTTTATTTTCTTTACTATATTTTAAAATTTCTCCATATAATGGAATATTTTCAAGTTTTTGTCTGATAATAGGGCTGAGAATAGTAATATCTGTTTCTAAAGTATCAATATCTTTTATATACTGCTCAATATTTTTTTCGTGTTGAGACTTTCCAGTAATTTTAAATGTATTTGTGAGTAACCGGTTTTCTTCTTTTTCTATTTCTCTTTTTAATCGATATTCTAAAGCTGCTTTTGTTTGAAGTAATTCTTCTATTTCGTATAAAATGTTATCAATTTTTAAACAGGATAACAATTCGTGTTCAAGTTCAAATTTAACATCATCTGGTTCATCAAAAGGTTCTTCATCTGCTTTATGCCATTTAATTATCATAGGTGGAGAGTTCATATTTATTATATTTAATATTTTATTTAATATTTTCTATTCATAAATATTAATTATGTTTACATCTCGTTCACCACAAAAAAACAAACGGTCACTTCCAATAGGTTGGGAAAAACGTACTAGCAATAATGTTGATATAGGTAGAGTATATTACACTAATGGACGACAACGTCAATGGAATTTTCCAACTGAACCTGAACGTCGAGATCATATTCAACGTGAAGAATCTGGTTTTTTTGCCCCAAAGAGAGATCCTAGTTTTTCGACTCCATTTCTGGCAAATCAATATACATCTCCTGAAGTAAGGACAGCAAATAGAGCACGGGAAGATCAGATCGATGCGTGGGCTAGACAATATCACCCAACTCCTAGTTTTTCGACCCCATTTCTGGCAAATCAATATACATCTCCTGAAGTAAGGACAGCAAATAGAGCATGGGAAAATCAGAATGATGCGTGGGCTCGTCAACATCACGCAACTCCTAGTTTGTCGACAATGCGGGATGCCGAGATGGACGCATTGGCTCGTCGTCAACGTGCCCTAGAAGAATACAGACGTGAAACACAACAAAGGACCGTAGAACAGCAGCACTTTCGGTCGGAACAAGAACGTGAAAGACGGAATGAAACTCCAGCTCAAAGACAGAACAGGCTTGATTTTGAGCAAATAAAGACGCAAAGAGATGAATTGTACAACGACCGAGTGAGAGTTGCGTTGGAGATTCAAAGACATGAAAGCAATGGCACAACGTCTGATGATTCTTATCACGAAGCGTTGCGTGAACGAAACCGTTTGGAAAAGGTAGATGATGATTTGATGCAAAGTCTACTTTACAAAAAGAATAATCCTCCATTGTGACGAACCAGAAATCTTGCTAATTTCGTAGACAATTGAATTGAAAATATGTAAGTTTCTGTTGGTTTTGGAACAAATAGTATTGCATATTCTAGAAATGATATTACATTGATACAGACGACCGACACATCACTAACCAAAATAAACTTGATTTTTCAGGACAACTACCGCTTTTTTAAATTTCTCCATAATTTATAGTTGAAATTTTAACTTTATTAATAATTTCTACAAGTTTATCTGGATTTTTTAAAGAAATAATTGTATCTACCATTTTACATTATAAAACGTACGTTTAAATTATTATTTATTACTGAATCATTACCTATCAATTCAGTTTTTTGTTAATTCTTGTCTCCTTGAGTTTGATCAAGTAAACTTTTTAAAATTATATTTACTATAATAAATGAGTTTACAAAGGAAAAAAAGAGAACTATTTAATTGTATAGTTTTTGGTTTTTTTGGAGAACATAACTTTGAAATCACTAATATGGAAATTAAAGATATAAAATTTGATTTAAGCACTCAAAGAGATAATCTTGAGCTAATAAATAGTTCATTGAATTTATTACCAACAGATGCATGGGTATTATGTCAAGTAATTAAAGTAAATACAGATCATACATTTATAGATATTAAAATACTAATATCTGGTAAATTTAAAATAAATAAGGATGATTTTCCGAAAATTATGTTGGTTAATAATGTTAAAAAATTATATTTAGTATCTGGAGATCTTACAAATATACTGTTAAACAACCATTTATTTCTAAATAAAAAATTTAAAAGCGAAGGAATAATAGGTTTGGCATTTATATCAGTTAAAAAACTAAAAGAATTTAAATCTAATCAAAATGTATTGAAATTTTTTCCAGACTTATTGCCAAAAGAAGTACTTGTAGACAAATTATTATCACAATTAAGTGAAAAAAAATTACTACAATTACGTCTTACATCAACTGAATTAAGAAAATTAGCTGATTTAAAAAGAACTGTAGTTTTTAAAAATATACCAGAAGACTTTGACTATACTCAAAGAAGCATAGAACTTTATTGCAATATATTTGGTAAAAATCCTAACGATTGCATTTTATGTCTTAATCTTAATTTTGAAGTTAAAGACAGCGAATATGAAACGCCAGCTATTGAATGGAATAGAAATTTAATTGAATCTACAATTAAAATACAGCTTAAAATAAGTTGTAGGACTTTTTGTACAATTAAAAGAAGCATTTATGATAATACTTATAGGAATCAAAAATTAAATATAATGCATGAGTGTATTTCAAGTTTAAAAAACATTGTATCACTAGAAATTGATTTTGCCGGTAATTGGCTTATAAAAGATATAGGTAATAAATTCTTAACAAGTTTTAGTCAATCAAATATTACAACTCTAAAAATATCAAATGTATATTTATTATGGAAACCATTTTTACATTCTATAAAAAATCTTAATATTACAGAATTAATATTAACTGATGTTACTTTATTAGATAATTTAAGGAGTATTGGCGAATATGATTCTGAAGATGAAACTTATGATCCTGAAGAATTTAATAAAGAATTTATAGAGTCTTTAAGGGGTCTTGAATCATTTGGAATATGTGGTGATTCAGTATTTGATTCAGAATCTAACCAAGAAGAAGATCATCCGGAAAACATATTATTAATTAGGAAAGTGTTACCTCTCCTTAAAGATCTTCCTCTTCTTAGATCTTTACAACTTGAAAATAAGCCTATTAATAGGCATTTAAGTGTGGTACCAAATTTTAGTGGTGAATATCAAGAAGGAGAAATGCAAGATATGGATCATCTTGCTCCAGAACTATCAACTCTAACAGAACTTACTTCATTAAATCTTTCTAATAGTAATTTAGATTTTGAAAGAGAAGTGGAAACATTATCTCGTTCGATTCTTCGCAATCTAAATAATATTACATCATTAAATTTAGCAAACACTCAGCTGAATGGAAAAAACTTATCTATATTAATACCAACAATAAGATCACTTCCACATCTTACATCTTTGAATGTTTCAAATAATATGCTTAGTAAAAGAGCCATTGAAAATCTTACACAAGAATTAAAACTTGCAGAATTAAATACTGAAAATAATGTCTGGGATTCTAACAGTTGAACATATTTCTACAAATTTTTGAAAAGATCTAAAAGAATGAGTTCTAAGATAAAATATGTAAAACCGATATTCAAAAGAAGATAGACGCAAACGATAGCCAAGTTAAGTTTATATCTAAAGGATATTCAGTTATTTCTTTTATTCCTGTCGTAATAAAGTTTTTCGTTTGATATAATTAGAAAAACAAATATACCCAGTGTCAAACTAACTAAAATTTAGTTAGATGCTAGAGGATAAAAGAACATATTTATCAAGAATAGTAGGTTACGCTCAAAGTTTAGATTTTTCTAGATTTAAAAAAGCGGACGAGGCTAAAGAGGACAACTGGTTTGACGACAACTAGCTTGGTCTGTGCAGGTGACAACGACACCCACAAGGTGTCGTTTCTTACACTATCACATAGATAGGGTACATTTACACTAAGTACAAAGCACAGATTTACAAAAATAATTTTTTCCTATCGTGTAATTTGTTCATGTATGTAAACACAATAAAATTTTTGATTATATTTGAAAAAGATCAATATTAGTTAAATCTTTAAGTTGCTGGAAATTGTCTATTTATTTGAGATGCATTTGCAGAAACAATATATTGAAACCACTCTTTATTTGTGAATCCACAACGCAAACATTCTTGATATCCATCTTTATCTAATAAAACTCCTTTTTCAATTAATAATTTTGCCAATTCTAAATATCCTTTACGACAACATATATATAACAATGAATTTCCTTCATTATCCTTCTCATTTAAATCATAATTCTTTTTTATTAATTCTTTCGCCTTTTCTAGTTGATTAATAGATAAATAGTGATGAATACTCGAACTCTTATCAATAGGTTTGAAGAAAGATAGTCTTTCAATCTCATTACCTTTAAACGAGTCTTGTCTTCTGGCTATATGAAAAGCAGATGGGTTACTACCAGTTGAATCATTGCAATCCGATCTACATGAAAAATTATAATAAATACCAGGAAAATAGTGAAATAATGTTTTCTGATCTACATTAAATACAGTTTGTATTTGTGATGAAAAATCTTCATAATTTAGATTAGTTAGTTTATAAAAATTTTTGATTTGATCTATTGTTGGGTATAAAGAATTTTTATATAAATAATCAATATCTTTATCAGTAATTGTATCATTTAATTTATAAAAACTGGAAGTTGTATATGTTCCATTTGAATATAAACCAGATTTTTTTGCAAAATAATTTGTTTTAACCTCCCGGTTTAAAAAGCATGTAAAAGAGCTATTAACATATTTACGCATTCTGTAATCTTTTGCTTCTGCATAATGAATATGCAAATCGCTTCCAAATATCTTTTGTAAATCTTCAATATTTGTAACTGGATCATTTAACAATGGTGAATTATCATAAAACATCTTTATAAAATCTGTTTGTTTTTTGTCATCCCATACTAGTTTACCACATATTCCTAAAGTAACATATACACATCCTTCTGGAATATCAAGTAATTCGTTTGTATCACAGCTATGACTTGCCATATAATAAACATTATGTTCTTGTATTTTTGGATTTAATAGTTGCAAAGTGTTCTCTTCAGCTTCTCCTCCTCCTCCTTTTAACAGCATCCTTTTATGTGATTTCCTCAGCAGAGACCTACTTTTTTTCTTAGGTGATTTCATCCGCAAAGATCCTCCTCCTTTTAACAGCATCCTTTTATGTGATTTCCTCAGCAGAGACCTACTTTTTTTCTTAGGTGATTTCATCCGCAAAGATCTACTGTTTTTTTTAGGTGAATTCCTCAACAAAGATCTACTATTTTTCTTAGGTGATTTCCTCAGCAAAGACCTACTTTTTTTCTTAGGTGATTTTCTCCGCAAAGATCTACTATTTTTCTTAGGTGATTTCCTCCGTAGAGATCTACTATTTTTCTTAGGTGATTTCCTCCGTAGAGACCTACTATTTTTCTTAGATGACTTCTTTCGTAGAGATCTAGTATTTTTCTTAGGTGATTTTTTCCGTACATACTTATGTGATTTTAAAACATAAGTCATTAATTTATTTTAGAGCATTATATTTTATGTTTTGTAAAAAAACCGAACCTGAGAGAAACAAGAAATATTACGCAAGTTAACACAGATGCTAATCTCCTACTTCTAGAGGTTTTTGATCACACGAAATAATATTGTCATCAATGCTCCAATATTTCCAGTTTGAATATATTTTTACAGCCTCTATAATATGTAAATGAACATCACCATATTCTTTCAAGATATCTAAAATCTTATCATTCGTTATCTCTTTAATAAAGTCATAAAATGGTTTTTTAACATCTGAGGACATCGCTTCCGTTACATTTTCAGGCGCATTTTTACACCTTAAATCTAGATAGTGTCCCAATACTGCATTAATTTGTTCCTGTATGGAAATACGAACTTGAAGCTTTTCGTCATCAGTGTATCCTCCTTGTATAGTGTTGATAAAACGACTTAGATGACCTGTAGTACAGTATTTTACCATGCTAGACATTTCCTCTACTAGTCGTATATACAAATTATCTTTCTCAGGATGTTTGTTTATCCAAGCCCACAAAGAAGAAAATACATCGTAAAGACTAAATATATTTGAATCTGAATTGAATTTGGAAGTATCAATCTCAATACGCTCCATCACAGTGTCAATAGTTCGTGAAAAATTTGGGGAATAACAACTGACCGACCAATACCCAACGAGCCAAAAAAAATTTGATTTTTAAGACCAACTTCTCAGAGAGAAAGCAGAAAAAATGAAGTCATTCAATCAGCTCGCTATCGCCAAGTTCGTCACCAAGTTCCTCTCTGACAACGGGTCGGGGGAGCTGGTTGATGCATGGAACTCACAGGAGAACATCGAGGCCTTCAACATCGTCGCAGTCAAGTCGATCAAGCGCAGCAGTGACAAGATAAAGGACCCGAACAAGCCCAAGAGGGGCAAGTCGGCCTACATCTTCTTCTGCGCCAAGAAAAGGGAGGAAGCTAAGGCTAACCTTGGCGAAGGAGCCAAGGCCACCGAGGTGACATCCGAGCTTGGGAGGATGTGGAACGCACTCAAGGCGAGCGACAAGAAGGCCGACAAGAAGCTTCTTGTCTCTCTTGAGACCGAGGCGGCCGAAGACAAAGCTCGCTACAACGAAGCGATGGAGGATTATGTCGCTCCGTCGGAAGAAGAGCTGGCTGCGATGGTGCCAGTCAAGAAGACGAGAAAGACAAGCGACAAAGACCCCAACGCACCCAAGAAAGGCAAGTCGGCCTATATCTTCTTCTGTGCTGCAATGCGTCCTCAAGTGAAGGAGGAGCTCGGTGAGGAAGGCAAGTCGTCGATCATGGCCGAGCTCGGCAAGAGGTGGAAGGAGCTCAAGGACGACGACCAAGCCGAAGAGCTAGCCAAGTACACCAAGATGGCAGCCGACGACAAGGCTCGATACGAAGACGAGAAGGAGAACGGCAAGTCGACTGAGGTCGTTGTGAAGCCCAAGAAGAAGGCCGATGTGGAGGAAGAGGAGACAGACGACGACGAGAAGCCCAAGAAGCAAGCAAAGAAAAAGGAGACCGGTGAGAAGAAGCCCAAGACAGGTTACGCTTACTTCTGCAGTCACAACCGTGAAGGAGTCAAGACCGACAACCCCGAGATGAAAGCTCAAGACATCACTCGTGAGCTAGCTCGCTTGTGGAAGGAGCTAACCAAGGACGAGCAGAAGGAGTGGAGCGACTCAGCTGCGGAGTTGTAGACGAGCGACCACACGAAGACCGACGAATACGACGACAATGACAACTAGGTGAGTGGCACACTTTGTGCAGGTGAAAGAAGACTCGACGACAACGACACCCACAAGGTGTCGTTTCTTACACAGACCACAGACAAACTGACCGACCCCACGAGCCAAAAAAAATTTGATTTTTAAGACCAACTTCTCAGAGAGAAAGCAGAAACAATGAAGTCATTTACTCAGTCTGCTATCGCCAACTTCGTCGCCAAGTTCCTCTCTGACAACGGGTCGGAGGAGCTGGTTGATGCATGGAACTCACAGGAGAACAT